ACTAGTGATTTTATTGTACAGAGTCTTCCAATTTGTCGATTTCTCGGTTGATCCCCATTTTCTTGTACTCCATCTTCCTCAATCTTCTCCTTAGCTTGTAGATCTTGTCGTCCAGCTCTTTCAGTTTCTTCTTCTCCGCTTCCATTCTTTCTTTGAAGCTTACTTCAGGTACCCCAGAAGCACCATCTTCTCTGTCGAGCAGGATGCCGGAAGTCGATGAACTGCAGCGACGATGGCCTTTTCTAAATTCTCTAGGGCTTTCGAACTTGCACCCAGAGCATACATCTGCATCCTGCTGTGTAGCATTGTTTTCAGCTCCTTCAGCATCGTCTTCTCCTCTGCCATGTCGGGTGAAATCATACCATACACCATTGCCCATTTTTCCTCTCCACCATCCGCGTCCTGGCATCCTGATTCCTCCTTCAGCCAGTTCCTGATGTGGTCTCTCATCAGCGTTGCCATGCCTCCCGATGGTGGATCTTTCATCACACAGTAGAGGGTCATCGTCGCTCGACTGATCATCCCGTTCACCAATTGGTTCAAGGTTTTGACCTTCACAGTTTTTCCTTCTGGAACAGGAAACTCCACGGTCAGTCCGCTCTCTCCCCCCAGTGTCAGAAGAACTCCCATTGCGTAAACCACCTCTGGTCTCTTTTTCTTCTTCAAGGCATGTCTGATCAGCTCCCGTGGTTTTGGGTTTGCTTCTCTCATGCATGGTAGATAGCCAATCTTTGCA